GGGGTTCTTCCCCCGCGCTCATTAGTTTTGTATATTGAATCATTTTTGAGATTTTATCTCAGGAATATTCTTTCCTTAACTTTTTACTACTGGTTTGCACCCTATATCGTGCTTTCTGTAATACTTGTTTTTATTTTGAATGAATTAAGACCTGTGTCTTCCACAAGGGTGAAGACCATGCGTTGGCTCTTTCAAAGTGAAGACCCTGCGTACTGCTCTTCGGTGGAGTACATTAGCTCTTAGGAATATTTATTCCTTTCTAATTGCATTTTTACTACTGGTTTGTGCCCTATATAGCACTACACTCAAATGTATCGACATTATTTATTAATTTAAGGATATGACATCTTGTATTTTCATACCTGATCGACCTTTATATTGTTATTTAATGCATATTTTAATTATTAAGTTTTCTTAATATTATCGAGGTTCTAACGTACTTGATAGATTTTATTATTATAAATTTATATTTTGCTTTCCGAAACGTCCCTAAATTGACGGGATTAGTAAGGAGTGATCGTTCACTTAATTTTTATTATATAATGTCTTTTGTTTTGGACATTTAAATAAACATTTAAACATATTTGGTCAACGACCTGATAGGCATAATTTGTCAACACTCATGACGAACTTAGTCACTGGATAGGCGTTTAACACGCAAGGTTACCAGAACCTAAGGCCATTTAGAGCCTAAAGATAGTTCACGCAAATGCATCATGTAAGCGAAGCTGTATGAACAGCATATATTCTATGGAGTATCAAAACAAACAAAGCAATTCTTGGAATGAATTTAAAAATTCCGCAAATAATAACATTAATACCGAGTCCTTAAATTTTTCGGACATCGATTACCAATCTTTTATTAAAATTGCTCAAGCTCCTTCTTCTTTTATGAAGATTGATATTGAAATTGTAAATCTGTATATTGAAAAATTCTCCATAGAGAACGTCGATACTTTTAAACACATTACTGTGTTTATTTATCGTTTATTCAATTTGTCAGGATTCACGGACTTATTAATTACGTCTGTAGATTTTCTTACCAATATGTTTGGTATTGAGAAGTTTCTTGAATATGGTAAATCTCTTTATCATAAAATTTTAGAGATTATTACTAAATTGTATAATAATTTAATAATGGCTCCTCCAACTACTGAAGGACGAGCAACAGACGCACTTAGATTCATTAAAAGTAATTTAAATCTCGTCTATAATTCTAATATTGTAACAGCTATTAGAGATTTTGTTTTAACATTAGTCTCATTTGGCTGCTTCAAGCGTAAAGCTAATGATAAGATCATCAATGCTCTTGGACCTGCTCCTAAAGCTTCTGGCTTTGATCTTATTGATAGATTACTTGAATCCACTGTAACTTTTCTAGACTTTTCAGAACAAGTTTACAATGGTAGTCCTCTAAGCGAACTCTTTTCTCACAAAGATCCTGTTGCTGCTTTCACTAATGAAGCACATCAATTAGAAACTTTGAAGGACTTAACTTATTCAGGATTACCCGTTGATGGCAAAGTTTGTCGTCGCGAATATTTGAATAATGTTACTAGCTGTATTTTGGCTGGTGAAGCTGTTGTTGCAGCTTTACCCATTGCAGCACCTCAGCGCAGACCTGTTGATATGAGTTTAAAGAAAATGAAGCTTATTAAAGCTACTTTTATCAATATGATGAACGCTGAAGAGAGACCAATGCCTTACTGTATCTGTGTAACAGGTAGTCCAGGTATTGGAAAAGGTCTTTTAATAGACTATTTTGGTATGGTTTGGTCTAATGCTAAAGGTAGAACTTATGACTCTAGTCATGTTTACCATAGACAAGCCACAGAGGAATACTGGTCAGGTTATGAACCAGCTTCAAAACCTATTATTCATTATTCTGAACCAGGATCACTCAACGTGCAAATCGCACGCACTAGAGGTGATCCAGTCATGACTGAATTTTTATCAGTTTGTGACAATCAGCCTTATATGTGTAACATGGCTGATGTTGATTCTAAAGGAAAAGTTTTTGCCCTTCCTGAATTGATAGTGATGGATTGTAATGATCCCAAAATGAATCTTGATCAAATTATCAATAATCCGTCAGCTGTTCGACGTCGAATTTTATACGTCGAACCTTTTGTTAAAAAAGAATTTACTAAACCTGATGGTAAAAGAATTGATCAAGCTAAATCTTTGAATTCTACTACTCCTAAATTGGATAGATGGACTTTCAACGTTTGGCATGAAGTGCCAGTAAATAATAAAGAAAGTGAAAAGCAAACAGTTCTTAAAAACGCAAGTATTTACGAATTGACTACTTTTCTCAACGAGCAATCACTTGTTCATATTACTGAACAGGAGAATCGCGTCAATATTCTTAAAAATGTTTCTATTAAGGATTACATTCAAGAAGCGAACCACATTCAGAGTTTGCTTGATTATAGTCCAATTAGATATGAAAGTGATTTTATTACGCGCTCAAATGTTCGAGCTGAATCTAGATTGAAGCAGTGGAGGTTTTATAAAGAACCTTTTGCAATTGCTCAAGATTGGATAGATTACATTGTGTCTAGTTTTATTCTTTCATTGTCTTTAAAACATTTATTAAGTTTTTTTCTTTTTTTCTTTTATTCATTCGGTTTGGGTAATCCCTGGGCTTATTTTGTCAGTGCAAGGATTTCCACTCCGCTTATAGTAGCATTTACTGCACCTTTATCTGAAGAAATCTTTAAAGAGTATTTTCCAGCAGGCAGCCACTTTTTCGGTATATTCGAATTCTTATATTCTGGCGCTGGAGTTCACAGAATTCCTGCTTTGCTTTTCCATTGCTCTCATTTTAATGTACCATTTCAAGATAGATTATCGTTACATTGTCTGAACAACATTTTTCTTCTCTTTTTTGAATTATTTTATCCATGCTTTATGGATAATCACTTTGCGATGTTTCTCGGTTTTGCTCCTTTAAGCATGTCTTTAACTTATTACCTTGAGGACGAACTGATTGATAAAGCAAAACAAACAGTAAAAGCTTTTGCTAATTTTGTAGCAAGTGTTTTACAAGTTGTATGGTTATTTGTAATTAGCTCTTTTGCAATTATTGTACCTGCTCGTGTTTACAAGTGGATTGCTATTCGCATGTTACGTAGTAAAATAAATGTTGCTAAAGATGAAACACGATCTAAGTATCAGTATTTTAGAGCCACTCTAGGACTTAAAAACACATACACGTGTAAAAAAGTACCTGAATATCGAGTGGCGTCCTTAATTACTGTATTTAGCGCCGTATTATTTATGTGGCGCTGTGGATCTTTCGTACGGAATATCTCCGCTGAAGGAAGTGTTGTTTCTACATCTAAAGAATGGTCTGAAGAAGAGGTTACTTCTGAATTAGACCGTATTGAAAAAGAATGCAGGTGCGAAAGACCACCTCCACGGCAGAGACGTGGTAATGGAGTTGATTGGGAATCTTTAGATCGCCCAGCTCCTGTTCCTGTAACACAGGAACAAAGAAAAGACAAAGCTGAGATTGTAAATCGCATAAATAGAAATATTCGCGTAGCTCGGTTTTTCGGTGATAAAGTCACCGAAGGTCGTATTTTCGGAATCTGCGAAGATATGGCTCTTGTAAATAGACACACAATGTGCCATGCTAAGAACAATGTTTGGGAAGTCGAATTTCGACTTTTTGCAGATGATGACACTAGCCTTAGAAAGTGCACAATAGATAAAGGCGAAATGTTTCCAGTTGATGGTGATATTTGGCTTATCAGAGTACGTGGTCTTAAGTTTAAAGACATCAGACCTTATATTGCTGAAAGACTTGTCACTCCTGCTATTTATGGTAACATAGGCGAAATATTTGGTGAGAAAGTTCTTATTAAAAGATCTCACAGAATTGTTGCCACTGATGCCAATTGGGGAGTTGTACCTATTGAAGTTCCACTTATGTATAAATGGAATAATCATGCGAAAGGTATGTGCGGAATACCGCTCTTGATGGAATATTCAGGAGGTTTTGGTATAGTAGGCATACACGCTGCTGGAACCAATAGTACAGATTCTTATTCTCAATCAATTGATTTGGTTTCTATTACTAAAGCAATGGATTATCTTAATGAGAATTCTTGCACACTTGGTGTCAACAGTGAAGGTAAGATACGATTACCACCTGGTCAATCTATAGGTCGTAGCGTTAATCGGCATTCGCCTATTTGTTTCGAAGATGTTAAAGGTATTGATGTCTTCGGAACTTTAACTGGTTATACAGCTATGAGATTAGGGAAATCTAAATTAGAGGAAAGCCCTTTTCTTAGCTACGCTGAAAAACTTACTGGAGTTTCTCCTATTGGAGAAAATGGACATCCATTATACGGAGCCCCTCCTTTCTCACATGGTTTCAATGTTGAAACTGGTGAGTATCAAGCACCATATAATCATTTTGTTAAAAAATGTGGTGTTGTCAAAAATAGTTTACATCCCAAGATTTTGCGAAAATCAATTCAAGTGATTTCTGATCATTTGATTAGTGGTTTGCAAAGTAAAGGAGTAACTGAACTCAAACCTGTTCCACTTGCGGTTGCCATTAATGGTGATCCGGAAGATTTTTACTCACGACCCGTAAGACCATCCACTTCTGGTGGGTGGGCTTGGCCAGGAAAGAAAAGTAAGCATATGAGAGATTGTTGCTTACCTTTCAAAGAAGATGCGAAAGAGTTTACTCAGGACGTTAATGAACAGGTCTTAGAGCAACTACTTGCCTATGAACGTGGTGAGGATGCTCTTCCGCTCTTGGGAGCTCAGCTTAAAGATGAGCCCCGCTCATACACTAAGATTAAAGACAGGAAAACCAGAGTTTTTTGTATGTCACCTGTTGAATCAACATTGGTGAACAAAATGTTTCTTAGTCCATTTTATACTAAAATGGTAGAGTATGATGATTTGTTTTGTGCCGCTATCGGGATTAACATGCACTCTAGTGATGTTACCGATTTGGTTAACAAAATGACTACATTCTCCGATAAATTTATGGAGGGTGATTATGGTGGATACGATACCAGTATGCCTTATGATATTGGTTTAGCTGCCAATACTATCGTACATGATGTATTGCAGCATTTTGGTTACACTGACCGTGAACTCGAGTATGTTCGTGGAATACTTAGTGATAACTTGTATCCTACTATCGTGATGCGTGGAGATGTTTTTGCAGCTCCTGCATTACAACCAAGTGGAAAATACGCTACAGCAGAAGATAACTCTCTGCGTGGACTAATTTTACTTGTTTATGCGTTTATTGAAGAATGTACTGCTTATGGAAGTACTTTTTCTGAACGTACTAGAACTACTGATTTTCAGCCTGAAGATTTTTTCAAGACTGTTAGACCAGTTGTGTATGGCGATGATATGGTGGCTGGCGTTAAACCAGCCCTTCAAGATCATTTCAATAACATAACTTATCAGAAGTTCTGTTCTGAAGTATATGGTTTAGATTTTACCAATGCTCAGAAAACTATGGAAATGAACAAGTTTCTAAACTGGGACGAAACTTCATTTCTTAAAAGGTCTTTCGTTTATCGCGAAGATCTTGGAGAATGGGTAGCTCCAATTGAATTGGCTTCGATTATGAAGTCAATTTGTTACTACCTACCTTCTCGGAGTGTTAATTCACGCGATCAATTAATTGATTCATGTGTATCAGCAGCCCGAGAATTATTTTTCCATTTACGTTCTGATGAATACGATCAACGTAGATGGGAATTCGCAGAAGTTATTGCAGAAATTTATGAATTGCAATCAACTGATGTAGTAAAGAAGTTCCCAACATTTGAGGAAATTAGAACTCAATGTTTTGGTGAACGATTTACACTACTATGAACTAAACTTTTATTATACTCATATGGTCCCGAACCGCTCCGGAAGACAATAGTACGTAGAGCGCAGGGAGTGAAAGCCGACTGCATGAATCACCCATATGTAAGCCTAGCCCAGGGGGCCCCTAATTTCATGGATTTTAACACTTTTAAAAATAGACCTCGCTCGTCTCAAAACAGCGGAAAAGCAATCGATGCAGCAAAAGCCTACATCGACGAGTGTCTTGAAGAAGGCACTCAACCTGATCCCGAATTGTTGGTATCTAACGACAAATTCATTGATCAGTACACGTTTAACGAATTAAAATCGTTTCGCGAAATTGGATTCGACATTCGACACGCAGCTGCGTATCGGTATCGATTTCAAGTTTTAGCTCATCTTGATGCAAAACAGAAAACTCTCGAGCTTATCGAAATGCGACAAGCTCGTCGTAAGTTTCAATCGGAACTTTATAACAAGACTACGTGCAATCATATTAGCACGGAGTCTCGTACAATTGACGGATCTTCACCAGATCGGTCAACTTTACCACGTCGTACTCGAAACAGAGCACGACGTAATGCTCGTAAGCGTCTTAAACGTCATTCAGATAATATTCTTTATCATGATGTTGATGGACATCATCTCCATGATCACGTCACATGTGAATTGTGTGAAGGAAGGGGAGAAATTACTTTTGACCAGTATGAATCAATTAAGATTTTTACTGAGTCTAAGACTGCTGATGATGGTGACATGGCCATCCATGGAGCAGCTGAGAACAATGAAATACATGAGAATGTTTCAGATCACGTTGGTGAAAAGACAGAATTGGTTACCGATTTAGGAGTTGATATCAATAACTCTATGTCTGGAACTAAAACTGAGTATTCTCTTGACAGTTTCTTCAAACGTCCAGTTCTTATTTATCAGGGAAACTGGGCAATTGATACTAATCAAGACATTCAACTTAAAGTTTGGGATCTTTGGTCAAAAGATCCTTCTGTCAGAGCAAAGTTGAACAATTATGCATTTTTCCGAGGAACATTGCATGCTAAGATAGCTTTTACAGGTTCTCCATATCATTATGGAACTGCTATGGCATCTTATCAGCCTTATGGTGGCTATAATTCAAATTTACAAATGTATGATGGCGTGTCTCCGGTTTTGAAAGATACGCGCACCGCTTATCTTTGTTATTTGAGTCAGGCCCCTGGCGTCACTTATTTTGATTATAAAGAAAATCGTCCTAAAGAGATTGTTATACCTTTTATTAGTCATAAACAAAAATTTCGTTTATTTAATAATAATAACAATGTTCTTACTAATGCAACATCATATACTGATTTTGATGAGGCTGGAGAGTTACGATTAGCGACTCTCAATTCTCCTAAAGATGCTAACGACGATAATGCTACTGGCGTCGGAGTTGCCATTTATATATGGGCAACTGATGTTGAACTTGGTAGCATTACATCTACGGATGTTAATATTACAGCTGAGTCAAAAGAGATTTTCACAGAATCTAAAACTGTTAAAGCTGCCTTTAATAGATACAAAGATGTTAAAGAGAATCCTGATGAATACACAGAACCAGGACCTGTTTCAAAAGTGGCGACCGCTGTTTCAGCGGCTGCTTCACAGTTAACAGATATTCCTTATATAGGACCTTTTGCTAAAGCTACTTCTACAGTTTCCAAAATGATGGGAGATGTAGCAATGATGTTTGGCTTTTCTCGCCCTCTTGTAATTGACGATGCTCAATTTAGGAAAAATATGCCTTTTGTGAATGGCGCTGTTACTATGGGTAAAGATACTGCTTATAAGATATCTATTGATCCCAAGCAGGAGTTAACTATTGATCCGTCTTTAGGAGGTATGGAAACTGATCAAATGGCAATTAAAGAAATTGCCGGAAGAGAAAGTTATCTTACCACATTCGAATGGAATCAAAGTAACGCTGAGAATACGTCAATTCTTTGGAAATCTTTGGTTTTACCTGGAATGTTTGTTCCAATTTATGATACTCCTGCACCAGGTGTTATTCCAAATAGATGGGTGCAGCCTACAGCTATGATGTTTGCTGCACAACCTTTCTTGTCGTGGCGAGGAACTATTCGCTTCAGATTTGAAGTTGTTTGTTCCAAATTCCACAGGGGAAAGCTTTTATTTAAGTTTGATCCTAATGTTCCGGCAAACGTATTAATTTCCAGCGCACCGACTCGAATGAATCAACAGAATGTAATTATTTTGGATATTCAAGAAGCGCAAGACATTATTATTGATGTAGATTGGGCTTTTGCTCGTGATTGGTGCAACAATAAACTTATGTCAGCTTATAATTTGCCAAATGGTATTGTTCCTGAGGAAGGCCATCCAGGTCATAACGACAATATTAGTGAGTATCAATCTGGTCAGTCTAACGGATTTTTAGAAGTTAGACCTTTTACCACATTGTCACAACCAACTGCTAACTCACCTGTGTACATTAATACATTTGTATCGTGTCCTGATCTTGAAGTAGCTCGTTTGTCTAACCGTAATATGCCACCCGAAAGGAGGATTTTTACCGAAGCAACGGAAGTTACTGTTCAAAAGATTAATGACACTGGAGCTAAGGTTTCAGATAAAATGTATCTTAACCATTTTGGTGAGAGAATTGTTTCTTTCCGGAATCTCTTGAAACGTTATGTAACTAATTACAGTAACGTTTTAGATGGACTTCCGACTGGAGCACAAATGCAGACTACAACAGGCACTTTGTGGCCTCATGATACTTTACCAGTAGGAATTAATAGCATAACCAATACGGATTTGGATAGAAGCGATTTGTTTTCTTACTTGAAGTATGCTTATCTTGGAGTACGTGGCGGATATAGACATCGTTTTATAACAACCACTGATAACAAGAATATGGGTTACACTAGAATTTCTTTGGACGGCGGTACTTCCCCACTAACCAATGGTTTATATGTAACACAAGTTACTCCTGTTGGTGCAACTATTGCTGCTAGTGATTCAAATTTTGCAGCCAACATAAATGGATCTTTAATTTTTCATCAAGATACCAATGGTGGCTTTGAATTTGAAATTCCTTATTATTCTCGAAATCTTTTTGATTTTGCATTTTCGACTGATTATGGTTTTATTGAAAATCAAGATAAAGATGTAGGTTTTGAGGAGAAGTTGGCTTCTGCCAATTGGCGTGCCCAACAATGCTTTTCTGTTACTGATACAGGTAGCACATTGGTTACGCAAGTAGATTCAGCATCAGCTGAAGATTTTACGTTTTTGAGGTTTCAAGGAGCTCCTGGTTTTAGGAGCTTTGGCCTTGAGTACACACCTTACTAGATACTTTTGTACAAGTTTAACAACTATGTATAAGACGCAAAAGTATTTTAATTTAAATATATAAACAAATATATATATAGTCTTATACAACCGAGGAGACGGTCTAATAAAAACGTCGAACGGAAACCACTTATCGATTGATTTTGAATAATCAAGAGAGCACCTTTTCAGGTTTTAACCAGTGGTTTCCACTGGGGAATTTTCCTGTTTGATGTCTCTCCATCTTTGAAGTGGGATTCTTTTGATCTCCAATTCCC